CACAAGAGGGAGATGAATATATTCATAATCATCCTGCTCAACAACTAATGGATAATCCTAATCCAAATATGACTTCAACATTAATGAATAACTACATTGTTACTTCTATTGCAGTTAGTGGAGATGCTTTTTTACTAAAACTAAGGAATGAAGAAGAAGAAGTAGTTCAGTTAATTCAATTGTTACCAGAGATGGTAGAAGTTAAAGGCAATAATGAACAGTTAATCACTAAGTATCAATATAAACAAAAAGGCAACACATTAGAGATTATGCCTGAAGATATGATTCACTTAAGAGAGAGAATAGATCCTAGAAATCACAGAAGAGGATTATCTCCACTTAGATCAGTTATGGTTGAAATATTAGGAGATGCAGCAGCTTCACAGATGGGTGCAGCTTTAGTAAAGAATACAGGTGTTCCTAGTGTTGTTATATCTCCAAAGAATGACTTATCAATGACAAGTGATGAAGCTGAGAATATTGCAGAAGTATTTGGTAGAAGATTTGGAGGAGAGAATAGAGGTAGGCCATTAGTTATATCTGGTGGAGAAGTGGATGTTAAAACTCTTTCTTTTTCTCCTAAAGATTTAGAGATAGGCAAACTTAGATACATCAATGAAGAGAGAATATCTGCTGTTCTTGGTGTTCCTGCAATCTTGGCAGGACTTGGATCAGGACTAGAGAGAGCAACTTACTCTAATGCTAAAGAGTTAAGAGAGTTCTTTACTGAACAGAAGTTAATTCCTATGTGGAATCACTTTGCTAATGAGTTCACTAAACAATTACTATTACAAGATTTTGAAGATAATACAGATTACTGCTTTAAGTATGATATCTCAGATGTAAGAGCTTTATCACAAGATGAAGATGCAACTATGCAGAGAATTGTTACAGGCTTTAATGCAGGATTTGTAACTGTGAATGAAGCTAGACAAGCAACACAACTTCCTGCTTTAGACAATGGAGATTACTTTGTAAGAAATATGACTATTGCAGAAGTTCCTGTAGATGGCTCAGAAGTAACTATGTATCATGGCACAGAGTTAGCTAACTCTAATGTAGTAGAGGAGAAAGAAGCAGTCATTGTAGATCTTGATGAAAAAGTAATTATGGAACAAGATGGCCAATATTGTGTTATGTCAGAGGATGGCTCAAGAAGTTTTGGATGCTATGACACTATGCAAGAAGCTGAAGAGAGATTAGCTCAGGTTGAGGCTTTTGCAGAGGATGATAAGTATGGAAAGCCTAAGAAACCAAAGAAACCTAAAAAGCCTAAGAAAGATAATAAAGCTGTAGAAAATGTTCCAGATTATATACAAAAGAATGCAGCTAGAGGTTTAGAACTACTTGAATATGCAGGATCTGGATTAACAGATAAAACAAAGAGAGAAGCCAGAGATATGGCTAATGGAAAGATTTCAGATAGCAAAGTTGTAAGAATGGCAGCTTGGTTTGCTAGACATGAGGGAGATTTAGATTCAGATAAAGCTAATGATTATCTTAATGGAGATTCAGATAGACCAACAGCAGGGCAGGTAGCTTGGTTGTTATGGGGTGGAGATATCTCTAAGAGTAACAAGATGAGAGCTTTTAATTGGGCTACAAAAGAAGCTGAGAAAGTAAAAGAAAAGAAATCATCTTATCCATTGTTTGGATGGCAAGAGCCAACTGTTAAATTCTTAGGACTTCCTACTGTAAAACACTACAGATCAGAGATAGAAAAGAAAGAACTATGGGAAGCAATTAATGGCTTAGAAAATAAATGGATGGACTATATGGCTAATGTTTATGCAAAAGAGCTTAATAGACAGAGGAGAGGATTATCTAATGTTGCTAAGGCAAGTAATAACTTAGATGCTTTAGAAACTAATGTAGATTTATTCTTAAACAATTCTAAGTTTGATAAAGAGCTTTTACCATTCTTTTATTCTCTTGGGGATGATATGTCAGTAAGAACTTGGGATAATCTCTTTCCTGCACAAGATAACTTCAAAGCAGCAGATCCTGTTGATTTAGATGTAACAATACCAGAGGAACAAGCAGTAAGAACTGTATTTGGTGCATTAGCAGCAGATCAGATAATAGATGCAACAACAGTTAAAAAGATTATTGAGGGTGGTTTTTATAGAGGACAAAGAGAAGTTCCACCTGCTGTTAAGTCTTTATTTCAAGATGGACAAGCAGCAAGTTTTGTACAAGAGAATGCTAAAAAAGTTATGAATGACTTGAATGCAACTACTAAAAAAAGAATTGCAACACAGATAGAAAAAACAATCAAAGAGTTTGAAGCATTAGGAATAGTTAATCCTGTTGCAGGTACTCCAGAGGGAGATAAGTTCTTTAATGAGTTAGCTAAGAGAATCAACACTCAATTAGGTGGACAGAGCTTAGGTAGAGCTAAGAATATAGCTAGAACAGAAGTTGGTAAGATTTCATCTTGGAGTCAGCAAAGAGCTGCTAAAGCAACAGGTAAAACTTTAGAAAAAGAATGGGTTTCCAGAAGAGATGGAGTTGTAAGAGAAGCACATTTTGAGCTAGATAATCAAAGAGTTCCTCTGAATAGCTTTTATCTGTATAATGGTATTAAGTTGGATGCTCCTAGAGATCCAAAAGCTCCAATTAGTTTAATTGCTAATTGTAGATGTACAGAAGCATATATTGAGGTTATAGATGAGTGAAGTAAAAAGACCAGAGAATCTTTCTTTTAAGAATGCTCCTATTGAGCTAAAAGAAGATGGCAATAAAAGATATATAGAGGCAGTTTTTTCATTATTTGACACTATTGATAGTGATAATGATGTAACTAAAGCTAATGCCTTAAGATCAGGATACACAGGCAATAAAGTGCCATTAGTCTGGAATCATGACTGGAGTAAGGTAATAGGTAGAGGAATTATAGAGACAGATAATCAAAAAGCTGTTTTTAAAGGTTATTTTCTAAATACAGAAGCAGGGAAAGAAGCCTATAACACAGTTAAAGAAATGCAAGATATGCAACAGTTCTCTTATGGATTTCAAGTAATGAAATCAAGTAAAGGAACACACATTGACTCTAAAGGAGAGGAAGTTCCTGTAAGAGTATTAGAGGATGTAAAAGTATGGGAGGTTTCTCCTGTGCTAGTAGGTGCTCAACAGAACTCTTTTGTTCAAGCACTTAAATCAGGTTTAGAGCCTGTAGATGATGAAATTAAAGCAGAGATGGAAATATCTACAGAGCCAGAAGTTTCAAGTGAAACTGATGCAAGTATCAGTAAATCCCAACAGGGACTAAGACTTGGAGAACATGCTGTAGCTTCTCTTGAGGAGTTAAAGGCATTCACAGAGAGAATAGAGGATCTTGCTTCTCTAAGAAACTCTGAAAAAAAGACACTTAGCTCAAAATCTACAGAGATGATACAAACCTACTTAGCAGGACTAAATGCAATTTATATTAAGTTGGATGATGTCTTAGCTGAATATGGATATGATCCTGTTAAAGATGATGAGTTATTCATAGAAGTTCAAAAGAACTTAATGAACAATAATTAAAGGAGAAATATCTTATGGCAACATTAAGAGAAATGAGAGCTGAAAAAGCTCAAAAATCAGAGGATCTTGCTAAGATATTTGATTCTGTAAAAGATATGTCTGAACTTTCCTCAGACCAAAAAGAGGAAATTAAAAAGAGAAATGATGAGTTAGCAGAACTTGGCTCAAAAATTACTGAATTATCAGAATATGAAGAGATGAAAGCTGCTAATAAAGAAGAATTGGAATCTTCTAAAAAAGTTTCTGGAATGCCTGTTTATGGAGAGCCAGAAGTAGAAGCTCCAAAAACTCTTGGACAACAATTCTTAGATTCAAATGCTTACAAGAGCTTTGTGGATCATGGTATTAAAAATATTCCTTTTGAAGCTAAAACAACTGTTACAACTTCAGTATGGACTAGAGATACCATCTATCAGCAAGTTATTCCTGCTATAGAGCCAGATCCAAATCCTGTATTAGACTTGATTGATTCAATCAATACAGATCAAACAACTTACTACTTCTTGCAAGAAACAGCAACAAACAATGCTGCTGAAACTGCTGAGGGTAGTGCTGCTCCAGAAGATGCATTCAGCTATACAGCTGTAACAGCTCCTGTTGCTAAATTCATAACAACTTTGCCTATTACAGCAGAGTTGCTTGAAGACCAAGCAGGTGCAAGAGCATATTTTGATGGCAGACTTGCTAATCATGTACTTCAAAGACTTGAACTTCAAGTAATAGGAGGAAATGGAACAAGTCCTAACATTAAAGGTATTACTGAGCAAACTGGTGTAAATCAAATTACTTATGATGCTAGTACTTATCCAGCAACTGTTGGTGGTAAACTAAGAACAATCTTAGAAGCTATTAAAGATGTAGAGGAAAATGGTAAATTAGCACCAGATGCTATTGTCATGACTCCACTTGCTTATGAAAATCTTGCAGGACAAGTTGATGGTAACAACAACTTTATGCTTGGTGCCTCTGCTTTTGCAGGATCACCAACTATATGGGGATTACCTGTTGTTAAATCAAGTCAATTAGGCACAGGAGTAAGCTCTATTGATGTAGTTGTTGGTAAATTTGGTGGTGGACTTGCAGTTAACCATGTATTCAGAAGAGGAATGGAATTACAAATTTCTGACTCTGCTGCTGATGGAGACTTTGGTAAGGATATCCTTACTGTTAAGGCTTCATTAAGATATGCATTAGCTGTGTATAAACCACAAGCATTTACAACTATTGCTGATTTAGAGGCTTAATAGTTTAAATTAATGAAAGAGCAGAGCCATAGATTTGTTATGACTAACACTATCATTGGCTCTGCATTTCATGAGGAGAATAAAAATATGAAATATGTACAAAAAGCAGCTGAAAAAGTCTGGAAAGATAAACAAACAGGAAAATTTGCTCAGGGAGAATTTTCTCCTTTTGGTAAATCTGTTTTAGTAGCAGGTATAGGAGATCCTATTCCAGATGTTAAGTTTGAAAAAAAAGCTACAAAGAAAAAAGTAGAAAATAAAGCTGTAAAGCCAGAAGAGGATAAGTAACCTAAATGGCTAATGAGCAATATTGTGATAAAGATGATGTTAAAACTTGGCTTGGTTTAAGTGGAACAGGACAAGATACTAATCTAGATATTGCTATTAATGCTGCCTGTAGAGCAATTGATGACTATACAGGCAGAGTTTTTACACAATCAGATGCAGTAGAGGATAGATATTATGACTGTGAATTTGCAGATTATGCATTCATTGATGATATAGCTACTACTACAGGACTAGTTGTTAAAACTCTTAATGAGGATGGCACAGATGACCAAACACTAACCTTAAATACTGATTTTTATTTATATCCACTAAATGCTGATAAAGAGTTTCCTAATATGCCATTTAATAAAATAGTGATGGCTATAGAAAATGGAGGAAAAGTATTACAAACATATTTTCCTAGAAGTCTAAAAGTGACAGCTAAGTTTGGATTTCCAACACAAGATGGAGATACAGTATCAGTACCAGAAGCAGTTAAACAAGCTGCAATAATGCAATCTGCTAGATTTTGGCAGAGAAAGAATAGTCCAATGGGTTTTAGTGGTAATCCTGAAACAGGACAAGCTCCTGTAATATTTTTAAGCCAACTAGATCCTGATGTTAAAACACTCATTAAACACTTTAAAATATCAACAATCACATTAGCATCAGGGAGACCATACACAGGACTTACTGCTGTTAATAATCAAAGACAGTATGGAGTATGAAACTTACTCTAAATGGAGCTTTAGACTTATCTAGATCTATTAATTCACAATCTATCTGGAATAAAAGATCAGTAGATTTCTTTAATGAATTAGGTAAAGAATTAAAACAAGATGCTCTTAATGCACTAGAAAATAAGCCATCTCCTAGATCTCAAGCAGGTAGAGGTAACAAAAACACAGGAACAACTAGAAGAAGTGTTTATGTTAGAAAGTTAAAGAACTCAGATAGGCTTAGAATGTCAACAGGAATTAAATTAGCAACTGATTTACCTTATGCTCCTTTTATTCATGGTAAGCCAATAGATAGAAAATTCTCTCCAATTAAAAGAACTAAACCATTCTTTCCTCCATATAAAGAGGGAAGTTCTTTAGCAAAGTGGGCTAGAAGAGGAACTCCTAAGATGAATCCATTCTTAGTTGCTAGGGCAATTTCTAAAAGAGGTTTAAAAATGAAGCCATTTATTGGTGGAGTAGTAGTTGAAAAACAAAAAGAGATTAAGGAAAGAGGAGAGGAAATGTTAAGATTAATTGCAAGAGATATAGCTAGGAGTGTTAAATAATGGCTTTACTTACTTCAATAAGAGATGGATTAAAAACAAATTTGGAGACTATATCAGGATTAACTGCTTATGAGTATGTTCCTGATTGGATAGAGCCACCTATTGCTTTAGTAGCTCCATTAAACAGTTTAAATTATGATTCTACAATGGCCAGAGGTGCAGATACTTATGAAATACCTGTTATTGTATATATATCAAGAATAGATGCTCAACTTTCTCAAGATTCAGTAGAT